CATCAAAATCTTTATTCATTCTACCTGAAGTGAAATTTACGTCAGCGTTTGCCATATGTCTTACTTAATCCATTTATCACGACCTCTCATATTCATCAATAATCTTCCAGGATGAATATTACTCAATCTTATTTTTGCGTTTCTTAGAAGAGCTGTTTTATCCTTTTTAGCTCTATTAACTATATATTCTTGTACTCCAACTTTTGAGTTTAATATAGCATATTTGATATAAGCGTATATAAACTCTTCAGCAAGTTTATTGATACTAACCTTGGAGTCATCACCATTCTGCATTCCGTCTGAAATGTATTCTAAAATACATAACTCTCCGGCCATTCCAGAACCAAAATTAATAACGCCGGATGCTTTATCTATTCTATATGTTGGATTTACATTAGCTGTTTCAGTATTTAAACCGTAGTTAGCTCCAATAGAGTAATCAAAGTACCAGTTCTGATCTATATTAATACCTTCTCTACCAGCGTATAAACCACTACCAGGATACATAGTCTTTTGTTGATTAGTTACCCTATCGTAATCTAAAATAGAAGTACCCTCAAGTACATTTCCATCCTGATCAAATAATACTCTACAGTTATTATCCTGTAAGTAGCTATTACTATAATTCGTTTGAATATTTTCAGTAAGCGGTCGTAATACACCATCTTTATATAATGATATTCTAACGTAGTTTACGTAGTCGTTAGGTAATATGAACTTAAGATCATCACAGATACTGATTTCTAGAACCTTAATCTCCTTAAGAGCGTCGTAGTTTATTTCTTGAATTCCTCTTTTTGCGTGGAATAAAACATTATATCTCTGTACGTTGTTTATTAACTTGTCGTTACCAACATACATTAACATAAAATTATTCACGATATCATCTAAAGATATGTACTGGTACGATCCCCAGTTCTCGTTTTCAGGTAAATTACCTGAATTCTCATAGTATTGATAACCAGTTAAGTATGCCATTATTATCCTTGAGTTTGTTGATTCTTAACTTCTTCACTTGTCCCGAAAGAGAAAACATCTCCCTCTCTAATAGATATACCGGCAAACTGAAGTATCTTAGCTGTTAGTAAAGGCTCGTCTGACAAAGGCAATTCGAAGTCCTGGTAATCAGATGCCGATTGATTAAATAGCGGCTCTCCTCCTGATAACGAAGTATACGTCCACTTAGGATCTCTAGGGTATCTAATATACTGAGTACTAACGTTTGATGTTATTGTTGTTGGATATATCTTAATACTATCCCCTTCTAAAACATACGCTGGATAAAGTATTGACGGAGCCGTTAAATTAGAAGAAAGTAGGTTTAGTATCTTATCTTGCGATACTCTATCTACCTCTTTTGATCCGTATCTTACAGTATTCAGATAATAAAAGTCGCTTGGTAAATTAAATACCGAACTTGAAAATGTTAGTGAAGCTGTTGAAGACAGGCTGTCAATAACCTCTTCTACGTTCTTAACTATATCTGCATATCCACTTCCAGACTGTCTAGCGTTCTGCTTTAGTATCCATGTATTGTACTGGTAGAAGTAGTCTTCAAATATATCTAACTGCGCTTGCTTAGCGTACAAGTTAAAATCATCTGGGGTAATATACCCAAAATTATTCTTGTTAGCCACAGACAATACAGTATTTCTTACTGAGTTTATCATTCTTAAAAACTTTTTACAAAGATAATAAAAAAAAGCGCCCTGTAAAAGAGCGCCTTTAAACATAAAAAGAAAAGTAATTTACTCGATTTTATTCTCAAGTAATCTTAACACTTCAATACCTTCGTCTGTTTGTAGGTAAGAAGCTAATATGTAAATATGATTTTCCCCAAAAGGTACTGTCAATAATTTTTTCTTGTTTTGTGGAAGATTAAAGTAGATATCTCTACCTTTATTCTTTAACTTTAATAAGTCATACTCAAAGAATTTAGCACATGTGTTACGTAACTGTAACATTGGATCATTCAACATCTCTAAGAACGACATTGGATAATTTCTTGCATAAACAAATACGTCACGCTTTAATTCAGCAGTAGACATTTTATCAATTTTAGATCCTAATAGAACTCTAGCTACAGCCTCTAAAGAGTCGATATCTAAATCTCTAGCTGCAATTTGAGCATCTAATTCACTCGTTAATTTTTCAATATCAGATGAAGCATCCTTTTCAGTGTTTACTTCTTCAAATACTTGGCCATTACCAGGGTGTAGTTCTAAAAAATATTGTAGTACTGGATTTGTTTTCGATACTTTTAATGCACCGTCTACAAATACAATAGGTTCTAAAATAGCGTTACCATCCTGTTCGTCTTCGAACGGGCTCTTTTGGTTAACTGCATATCTTAAAGGTCTGTTTGATTTTCCGTCGAAGTGTAGTAACGGAGATCTACGTGTGTTTCTTGATGCTAACATGTAAGATAGCGGAGTGTTTTTTTTCTTAAGTACGTACATCTTGTCTGTACTTGAAATTTGATTTGCCATTTGATAAGATTTTAAATTTAAAAAAAAATAACCAGGGCTGTTACACCCTGGTATATTGTTAACTATTTTCTAGTTCTCGAACAAGAAGAAGTTGTTAGCACCTAAAGTACATAAAGCTCTTTCTGACAAGAAGTGAACTTCCATAGCATCTAAGCTAGAAGTTTGTGCTCCACCAGCAGAACCAGTAATCCAAGTTTTGTAACGTCTGTCTTCAGTTTCAGAAGCTCTATAACGAACGTGTAAGAATGGACGTTTAGCGTTTTTACCAAGTACTTGATCGTAAACAGTAGTAGATCCAGCAGGAACTAATACACCATTGATAGCACCTCCAACAACTCCACCTCTAAGTGTAGCGTCGTTTAAGTATTTCCAGTCAGTTTTGTAGAAATCGTAACCTCTACGGAATCCTGTAAATCCTAAGTTTAATGCCATTTCTTTATCGTTGTCGAACAATCCGTAAGATGTTCCACCAGCTCCGTAAGAGTTTTGAGCAGCCAACATATCGTCGATATCAAAAGAGAATTGACGGTTGATGAACAATACGTTCTCTTCGATAGCTCCTTGCTTATCCAAACGTTGGATGATAGCATCAAAATCAGATAAAGCAGTTGGGTTACCACCTGACCATACGTTACCTCTTTGTCCTACAGCGTAGAATAAACCTTCTGATCCTTTGTTTCCAAAAGCAGTATTAGCTACAGCTCCAGAGTTAGCCTCAGCAGGAACAGCTTCGATCATAGACATTTCTAAGTAATCTTCGAAACGCAAACGAGTTTCGTGCTCAGATTTAATGTACCATAAGTATCCAGTAGCACCATTTTCAGTAGTTACTTCAACCCATCCGATTTGAGCCATGTCAGAACCAGAAACAGCGTATTTCTCTTTGATGATGATTGGGCTGTTTTCGAAGATATCGTCTTGAGCCTCTAAAGATTCAGTTTGACCTTCAGTTCCTTTTTTGAATTCAGAACCATAAACGAAAGCAGTAACAGTTGCAGTAGCAGCGAAAGACTGTCCAGCAGCTTCGTAGTAAGCTACGTCAAAAGTACCAGTAGTATAATCAACAGAAGTAATGATTGCTTTGTTTGAGTTAGCAGCAGCAGCATTATCTGATAAGAAAACTGTTTGACCTGGTTTAAAAGCGATAGAACCTGTTAAAGCATCACTTACTGTAATTGTAGCAGTATCTCCACCTACAGCTGCGTCAGAAGCACAGTCAATGTATTTAGTGTGAAGACGACCTTGTTCTGCCCATTTGATAAGGTCTGAGTTAGACGGCATTTCAGCTCCTACTGCTCTTAAGAAAGATGCAACAGAACGATTTCCGTAACGCTCGAATTCTTTCTCGTAAGTATCAGGAAGATACTGATTCAAGAAGTCGAAATTTGTAATGTAGTTAGTGCTTAAAGTTTGTCTTGTAGCACTTGGTTGTAATGCAAACCCTGGGGTTGCTTGTACTGATCCAGCCATTTTGTTTTAGTTTTTAATTGTTTCTATTACTTTTTATTTTTAGTCCTCTTCCGCTATCTCCATCAGATGCAACAACTTTAAATCCAGACTGAGCAATTGATTGTGGAGAGTTTCTCATCTCCATATCTATATTCTTAATTCTTTTGGTGTTATCTAATAACGCCTCTGCTCTACCTTGTTCATAAAAGAACTTAGCAACTTTTTCTGGATTCATAGCGGCAGCTAATGAACGATGGTAACCAACATGGTCTGAAATCAATCCATTTTCATCTAAATACTTAGATATAAAATTGGTAACATCAGATTGTGCTTTCTTAATCTCTGCAACATCTCCAGGTAAAAACTTAATTGTCTTATCTCCTACATTGAAATCAAAACCTTTGAATTCATCAGAGAAAAGTTCTTCAGTCTTCTTTTGGAAGTATTGAGACTTCTTAAGATTCTCTTCTTGTTGACTAGTGGAATCTTGAACATATTTCTTGTAAGCATTGTAAGTTTCCTTTTCGTCATCCGAAACCAATCCACCTTTTGACTCAAGAGGTGTCTTATAAGTTTCTTTGTACTCATCAAAAAACTTCTTAGCTTTAGCAAGCTCTTTTTTCTTAGCGATTTCCTTTTTCTTGATATCCTTAGGATCATCAAACTCTTCATCGTAAGCAAACTTATCTTCGATCATATATTGAATATCATCTCTGTCTAAGTCCTCTTCTGTTTGAGAGTAGTACTCAACTAATAAATCATCCGGATCCATATCATCAAAGTTTCTGTTTAGTTTAACAAAATCTTCAATTCCACGTCCAGTTTCTTTTTTGTATTTAAAATACGCAGCTACGTCTTCTGGTAAGTCCTCTTTCTTTTCTTCTCTTTCCGCAAAAAGATCATTGATAGAGTTTACCTCTTTTCCGTATCTATTCTTAATATATGAAAGAACGTCATTATCTTCTAGCTCTGCCTTTGCTGGCTCTGCTGGTAATTCTACTTCAGTCTCGTTTTGAACTTCTACATGTTCTGGTTCAGCAATACTCTCTTCATGCTTAGCCAATAACTCTTGTTCAACTTCCTGTACTGATTTTTGTTCGGCGACACCCAAGTCCCTTACAGTGAAAGTGTTTTCCATTTGATTTAATTTTTTGCAAAGTTACTTAATTATAATTTTATACTATCTAGGCTCGAATTCAGCTAAATCAAACCCATCTAAACTATCCTCTGTAGATTCAAAGTTCATTGGAGGAAGGTTATTTTTTCTTTGGTCAATAAGCTTAGATTGTTGTGTATTCTGTAAGCTTATACGCTTATCTTTTGCTTCTTCTTTTAACTGCTCTTTAGTTTTAGTAGTTTCAAATTCAGCTCCTTTAAGTTGCATCTGCATTTGGAATTCCATCTGCATAAGCTCCATTTTCAATTGAGCCTCACTCTTCATCTTCTCAATTTCATAAGCAACTTCTGCCTGCTTAATCTGCATTTTAGACTGAGTCTCAGCCTGTATATTTTGCATTGCTGTTTGAGCTGCCATTTGCTGTGACTGCATTTGAATCTGCCCTTGCATTTGTTGCTTGGCTTGTTCGTTCTTTTGCAGTTGCTCTTCTTTTTTCTTTCTCTTAAGTTTAAGCAACTGATTAGCTAGCTTAAGATTTCTCATCTCTCTAATATCAATCGCGTCCTCTAAGTAAATAGAATCACGAGATAACGCCAAACTAATATTTTGTTCTAACTGAGCCTTTTCTTCTTCGTCAGGAGATACTTCTATAAAGATTCCAAAGTCATAGATGTATAGATCCTTAATCTCGTCTAATATACCTACGTTATATTTACCAATTTGATTGATAAACTCTTCTTTAAAATCAGAGTATTCTAAAATATCAGCTACTCTATATGAGATAGCTTCAGCTAATGATTTAGTAACAAATAAGCTAGACTC